GTCTCCGCGTCTAAACTTGATGTCGATGTCATCAAAGAGCGTGTTCTTTTTGTGTCGGAGAAACCACGCCGAGAACCCAACGAGAACTGCGGCGCAGCCAATAAGCATAGTATGTTTCATCTTCCCCAATCCTTCCGATCATCTTGTGCAAAGAACGCATCACGATACTCACGCAGTTCCTCGGCTGTCATATCGCAATCGGGAACATATCCCTTTTCGTTATAGCAGTGCGGCTTGTATCCATACCCTCGGCCCCCGCTATAGTAAGCATCAGCAGAACCGCATTCGGCTGGCGTTGTCGGGCCTTTGTTTAGTCTGTGTGCCATTTCATCTCTCCTTCAGTTCAAATGTGACCAGTGATCTCCCTCTTCAATGCTGTTGGCCACGTCTTCCAGCACTGTGCAAATGATGTCAGCGCGTTCAATGTCCATTCCTGGGTCGGAGATCGCAGTCCCCAAGATATGATGGGCCGTGTCACGAACGTGTTCGACAATCCGGTATCGCTCGGCCATCTTACCACTCAGGTTACTTTTCATATCGCGGCCCTTCTTTGCCTTCCGCCGCAATCGGACAACCCTCCGCCCACGCCGGAACTTCGACCATAAGGTCAATCATCTCGGCGAGTGTGCCATGATTGTCTGGTACTTCGCAAATGATTTCGTCATGCACAGACATAATTACGGGGTAGCCAGCCATCTCTAGCCGCATCATCGCACCGGCCATCAGGTCGCGGGCGGTGGCCTGGACTACGTTCTCTGTCAGCAGACCACCCCATATGATCTGCGATGTCCACTGCCGCGTCACGCTGTTCAAGGTGTCTACTTCAACGGCTTCGCGCTTGGCGCTCCACGGCGTCTCACGTTCCACAATGCGAGGGTTGTGGTATGTAAGGCACCGGCCAGACTTTAGTGGCAGTCTCGCAAACTGCCCACTTTGCGAGATCACCTCGCGGCAGTTCTCCAGAAACTCATCCTCTATATCGCGCCAGTAGTTCGATCGCACTGTTGCTCTCACGATAGACGTAGACAATGCGCTTGGCTTCTTCTGAATCCACTTCAATGCCCATCGCTTTGCATTGCTCGGCGAAGCGTTTGCCGCCCATGCCATAGCCGCAGCCGAGGATCGCCATCTTGCCAACTTGGCGTTCGTTCCCGTCAATCTTATCGACAGGCTTATTGTAGATGTCCTTCGCCATCACCTTATATACATCGCCGCCAGCAGCGAAGGTCTTGACCAGTTCCGTCTCACCAGCCAGCCACGCCAATACACGCGCTTCGATTGCCGCATAGTCCGCAAAGAGCAAGCGGTGTCCTGGCTTGGCGATTAACATCGAGCGCAGCAAGTCGGAGGCAATCAGTGTGCCAGCGCCGTGATCGGCAACCGACTGATCATCCTTCAACTTGGCGATGATCTCGTTGAGTTCGTCCTGTGATCGGCTTGGGCGAGGGAAGTTCTGTGGCTGGACGAGCTTGCCAGACCAGCGCCCCGTGGCCGCGCCATGATAAACCAGCAGCCCGCGCATCCGGTCGTCAGCACCAGCCGCGCTCTCCATACTATCTAATTTAGCAGTGCTGGACTTTGCGCCGTCCTGCCGCAGCATAAGAACCTTGCGGATCACGGGGTGAAGGTTGGGTAAATCCAACATCCTAGTGACGTGCTGCTTGTCCACGCTCTTTGTGGAGATGCCATAAGCATTCAGCCACTTCACCAGATCGACACCCTTAGTGGCTCCAGTTACTTGGCCTTTAGTTAAACGTGCTATCTCTGCGTCTATATCTTCTTTACTATTGTCAGCTAATACTCTGACGCGCTCAAGTAGATCGCGGTCGAGCATAACGCCTCGGTCGTTGACGCGCTGGTCAAGCAGAAAGACTTGGCGCTCCTGTTCGTCCATTTCGATCAGACGTTCGGCGACGGAGACTTCCGTCCGCACGTCCTGAAGGCAATAGTCGAACAAGGCTTGCATCTTGTCGGGCGTGTTCCACCATGTGTGCGTTCCATCGGCTTTTGTTTTGCGTGGCCGAGCCATGCGCAGCATCAAGCCTTGGCCTGTCTTATCCTTCTGTTGTTCGACGCCGAGAACGTCGGCAGCTTGGCCGAGGGCGCGGGGCAGACCCATCGCACTGGCCTGTGCCATTGTGCAGAACCATTGCGAGGAGCGAGTGCGCGGCCATTTGTATCGCTCGACCATGATCTTGTTCCAGATCACGCGCTCGAAGTTGGCATTCCAGGCGCGCAACTTACCGCCTTCAACAATGTAGTCTTCGAGGCGCACATCCATTTCCATGTCGGGCGTCCATAGCTTCGGCTCTTCATCGTCGAAGGCGTAGGCCATGCACCAGATGTCCGTGCTGTCATCGTCGGCGTAGATATAGACGCCAGTCTTGCGCAGATCGACAGCACTGCGTGTCTCGAAGTCGATTGATACGATCACGCTTGGCGCTCCCACGCAAGGATCGCTTCGCCAAGAAGCTGTGGTATCTGCGGCACGACGGCGTTGCCTAGCTGTTTAAGTCTGTCCACCCTGTTGGGAACCCCATTAGCCACTCGACCCACGTCGGGTTCAACTGCCCAGAGACTGGCGACACGACCATAGATAGATTCAATTGCTTGCCCATCGACAAGCGGCGTTGGATGGATGGGTTCGACAGGTTGCCCCTGTCCCTGTGGTCCGATGCTTGTGGTGTTGGCCACCTCAAGACCGCATCGTTCAGATTCGGCGACCAACCCTGCTCCCGCTTGCGCTGCGCCCTTTTGCTGTCGGGGCGATCCCCGCTGCGGTAGTCCCTGGCCTGCGGGGTAGGCCACGATCCAGACCCTGTCCCTGCGGTGAGGCGCGCCAACGGCGGCAGCGGGAATACAGTGCCACTCTGCATCGTACCCGATCTCAGCGAGCGACCAGAGGACTTGATCCAATCCTCTAGACCGAAGGGCTGAGACGTTTTCGATGATCGCGTACTTCGGCTGGATTTCTTTGATGAGGCGGTGGAACTGGAACCAGAGACCGCTGCGCTCTCCTTCAAGTCCTGCGCCTTTTCCAGCGAGACTGATGTCTTGGCAAGGGAACCCTCCGGTGATGACATCAACGCTAATTCCTTGCTCATCCAACTTCTCCTTCGTTAAAGCCGACACGTCTTCAAAGACAGGCACATCTGGCCAGTGCTTGTTCAAAACTTTCTGCGCTTTCTTGTCGATCTCGCAGAACGCAACGGTGCGAAAGCCACCCGTGCGTTCAAGGCCCAGCGAGAACCCGCCAATCCCAGCGAACAAATCCAGTGTGTTCAACATCACTTCCTCCTCGTTCCCTTAACGCTGGCACACTCATCCACAGGTAGTCAAGAAAAAATTACTGTTGCGCTGGCGGGGTGGTTTGTGCCAGCATAAGGAGCGCACTTTCAAAACGAGAGGTTTAGATGCTGACATTCAAAAAACTATTCGACGCTGGCTTTACAGATTTGGTCAGCGTTAGACCACCTGGCGCTCCGCTGTCGGAGATGTCGAAGATCGCCGCAGATCAGGCGGGCAAGGCGCCAGGCCGAGAGAATGCACAAGGAACATGGGGCGGCTATGCGTGGCAGGGATATACGCCCACGGCTAACGACATCGAGAGGTGGGATCGCAGCCGTGCCAACATCGGCCTGAAAGCCAGCAAGTTTCCAGCCCTCGACATTGATGTAGTCAACGAGAGTTTGGCGCGCATCATCGCAGACATGGCGACAAAGGCGCTGGGCAAAGCACCGCTTCGCATAGGCCGCGCACCTAAACGCCTGCTGATGTATCGTACCGAGGAACACATCGGACGTATGCGGCTGCGCTTCAAGGATGGCAAGGGCGTCGAGCAACTCGTAGAGTTACTAGGTGACGGCCAGCAATATGTCATAGCCGGCGTTCACCCTGTCACACGCGAACCGTACACCCTCGACCAAGATATTTCGGTGCGAGGGCCGCGCTGTCTTCGCAAGGTGGGTCGGACACAGGTCGAAAAGTTCTTTGCTGATCTTGTCGAGACGCTGGAAATGACAGGGTGTGAGATCATTCATGCCGATACGGCGGCTGAGAGGGCCGTAGAGAGGCAAAACGTGGATCAGGCAGGGTTAGTAGCTCCGAGCGTGGAAAAGCTCTCAGCGGCCCTTAGAATGGTTCCTAATACGTCTGAGCATTTTCCGGATCGGGACGACTATATCCGGATGGGTTACGCTATCAAGGCTGCGGCTGGGCCTGACAATCAGGGCGATGCCTTGGCGTTGTTCACTGATTGGGCGATGTCGTGGGAGGATGGAAGTAATACAGTTGAGACTATCGAAGCTGACTTCGGCAGGATGCACCCGCCGTATGAGTTGGGTTGGGACTGGATCGAGGGCAAGGCGAAGGAGTTCGGCTGGAAGGCAGAGGTGACAGAATTTGACACCCTTGATCTGGATGACATCGAGTTCTCTGATCTGTTAGCGAGTGATAGCGAGACGCCGGTTGAGTATAGTGACAGTGCATTAGCGAGCCGGCTGGCCAGGTTGCACGTTTCTGACATACGATATGTTGCCGGTGGGATGGGCTGGGTGGCTTGGGATGGGGTCAAGTGGGCGCGGGATGTAGCCAAGAGGCACATGGCCTATACGCGCACCGTATGTTCCAAGGCTTCGGCAGAGGCGCTTGTTCGTATTCAACAGCCAGCCAAGGCCGAGAGAGTGGCGGCACGGTGTGCGTCTTGGCCTGTGATGCGCAACGTGGCGCAGATCGCAGAGACTGATCCAATCATGCAAGTGACGGTCGATAGGCTGGATGCGGATTTGTATTTGCTCAACACGAAGAACGGCGTTGTCGATTTACGTACAAGTGAGTTGATGCCGCATGATCGGGCGAAGCTCTGCACGAAAGTAACTAGCGTGGAAGTGGACTTTGATCGTGGCTGTCCGCAGTGGCATGCGTTTCTTAATGAGGCGTGCAATGGCGATGAAGAGTTGAAGGGGTATTTGCAGAGGCTCGCAGGGTATGCAGCCACAGGTAGTACGAAGGAGCATGTGCTGGCGTTTGCACATGGCTCAGGAGGTAATGGCAAAGGGACTTTCCTCGGTGCGTTAGGTGCTATCCTTGGCGATTACGCTGCTGTGGCTAGTGCGGACGTGTTCCTGGCGTCGAATAACCAGAGGCACCCGACTGAGCTTGCGGCCTTGATGGGGGCGCGGCTGGTTCACGCGCAGGAGATCGACCCGTCACGCAAATGGGATGAGGCCAAGGTCAAGAGTCTTACCGGCGGGGATAAGATAAGTGCAAGGTTCATGCGGCAGGACTTGTTCGAGTTCGATCCGCAATTCACGCTGGTTATCGCAGGTAATACTCGGCCTGAGATAACTAATGTGGACGATGCGATGCGGCGAAGGATGCACCTCATCCCGTTCGAGACAAAGCCGGCAAAGAAAGATGTAGACCTGCCCGACAAGTTGAAAGAGGAATACCCCGCGATCCTGGCGTGGATCGTGGAAGGGGCAAAGCTATGGCTGGCGCAGGGACTGGCTGCACCAGAGGTAGTCGTGAAAGCTACGCAAGAGTATCTTGAGGGCGAGGACGCGCTTGGCCGGTGGATCGAAGAGCGGTGCGTAGTGCATCCCGAAAGTGAGGTCGGGACAACAGACGCGTTCAATGACTTCAGGGATTGGGCGCGTGAGAATAATGAGGCCAAGGGTAAGGACTGGAGCCAGCGCAAGTTCTCGTCAGAAATGAAGCTCAAGGGGTTTGGAGCAGCCAAAGATCGGTCGTCACGTACAAAACGTGTGTTCCGTGGCTTGGAGCTATTGCTTGGCGAGGAGGATCAGATTGTCGTTGATGCTTTGAGGATGGATGCGGCTGCGGACTTCTTCGGGGTGAGGGTTTCGTTCGATGATGATGAAGGGGATTTGATGTGAGCGATGTAGTGAACAGGCCAGAGCATTACAGGCAAGGCGGTTTGGAATGTATCGAAGCTATTGAGGCCTCAATGAGCCGCGAAGAGTTCCAAGGCTACCTGAAAGGTAACATCGAGAAATATGTCTGGCGCTATCGTTACAAGAACGGGGTCCAGGATTTGCACAAGGCAAGATGGTATCTCGACCGGCTCATCTTGGCCTTGGAAACCTAGAATTGTGGATGAACTGTGGAGGGACGCTTAGAAGTGGCTTGGGGACGGGTTGGGGACGGGTTTGGGGACAGCTAAGTGCTTGATTTTAAACCTTGGGGACGGAAGGGACACTTATTTCCAAGTTAATACCCCTATACGATCCTGTTAGGGCGTCTTAGAACGCTTTAACAAAACCATGGGGGGGTTAAACTCAGAAATAAGTGTCCCTTCCGTCCCATGTGTCCCGGACCATTGAAAAATAAAGAGAATATTTTATCCACATGTGTCCCCAAAGTGTCCCGAAGGCCGGCAAACCCGTCCCCAAACGTTGTAATATTATTGCTTTTGGCCGAGAAGTGTTAAGTGTTAAGGCGCTCTAAGTAAGGGCGCTGGACGGGTTAACAGGGAACGCCTTAACGCTTTAACAGCAGAGGAGAGGAGAGGAGAGGGGTTAATCCCAAAGGTCGTCGCTGTTCGGATCG